CCTAATTGGTTATACTCAAATTGAATCGAAGTTCCAGTAATTCCGCTACGTTGACCTAGTGCTGGGTCGCAGACATATATATCGGGAGCTCGTCCGTGGTCCTTAATCTTTTTCTTTATAACGTCCGCATGTTGTTGAACTGTCCATTCGGCCATGTAGTGTTCGTCAAAGGTGACAACTCGATTATCTCTGTGCACGGCATGCCAAAGTACCGCTGTAGGGTTATTAAATCCATGGTCGAGCGAACAGTACCACTTCCAACTGGAGCCCTTGAGTACATCCAGCGGAATATATCCTTCAGAGTTAACGTCTTTAACGTGAAGGGGCGGTGAAAAGGTTTTGAAAACAAGTCCACCCAACTGAACGAATTTACCTTCACCTCGGGCTTTTCTTTCTTGCGGGTCGTCGATCGAACTTAAATAGAGCTCCACCTCATTGGGATTAAGGTGAGGATTCTCTTTCATGTGGGCTTCAATAACGGCTATGCTCTTATCTTTGCCCTCAGAGCCCGGGAGATAAATACTATCGAAAATCCACGTCATTCCTTCGACAGGCGTCATGGTTAACCACCATGGGCCGCCAGTGTCGATTAGGCGCGCCTTGCACTCGTTAAAAATGTCCTCTGGTGGTTCTTCATCGAAATGGATGAAATCTCGACTAGTTCCAGCGAATTTATCCGTGTCCTGGTCATAGGACATAAATTCAACTGTCGAGCCGTTCTTGAATCTTAGAAGTCGAAGCTTGGCTTGATAGGCTCGCTCCCAACTTCCTCCGTATAATTCGGACTGTGGCGTCCAACGAGCGTACTCAGGTAAGAGAATTTTTTCAATGCCGTTGGGGTAATCGACGCCAACAACTCTTCCTCTAATTGGCCTTTCAGGCGTTGCAATGAAGGGTGCCTTAGCCCATGGATGCTTACCAGTAAGTCGCCAAATTCCTTCAACGACTCCGGCGGTAGTTTTTCCGCTTCTATTCCCACCGATATACAGGCGTCCCTTTCTATCTTCTCGATGAAATCGCTCTTGCTTGGCATGTGGCACGTATCCAAGAACATTAGGTCTAATCGCCGCCGATCGTAGGCCGGTAATAACTTGCGCCATCAAGTCGTCAGTTGAGACGATATTTTGTTTAACCATTAGGGGAACACTATCCCTGTATAGTAAACGACTCCTGCATTAATTGGAGTAGTTCCATTGTACCATTGAGACCCAATAATATGATTTGACGCCGTCCAGAGATCGTACCAAATTGCAGTACACATTGGACCGCCACTTCTAAGCGTTTGATCGTATTGAATAAATGCCACGCTAACCGTGTTAAAGGGAGCTTGAGTATTTATAGAAAGATGGCCATTTGTTTCAGTAGTTCCGCTTCCGCTAAAGGTATGAAATAAAACCTTAGAGGAACCGCCATTATGTGTATGGTCCCCTGGGCTCGCCTGATTATGACGAACCCCTAATGAGTGATGGTGGCTAAACGGAGAGACATCTAAATCTGAAGCCTCATGAAGCTTATTAACCATCTCAGGGGGATATTTACTAATCTGAAATGGCGACGGACCATCGAATGTAAAGGGATTGTCATCCTCGCCGTCACGAAACCCATGCTCACTAAAGTGGTCGCCATACATCTTAATATCCAACCGTGGAAGGACCTAAACTATAAACCCAAGCGTAAGATCCTATAGCATCCGCTGAACGGCCATAAAATTGATCAGAAGAAACGAGCGCACCATTAAAGCGTAGGCACGAGCGAACAAACATGTTTCCCGGCACGGAAGAAGGCGTGTCGAAAAAAATCTTCTTAAAGTAGTTTCGCCGAGTGCCTAAGTCTAGGTTTTGATAGTCGTTACGAAGATAGTTTAAGGCTGTTCCGCTTGACCCGAGGGAGGGATTGGAACCAATATTATAAAGCGAGTAGAGCTCAATAATATCATGGTTCGCAAAAGACCCGTTATAGACTCCGGTTTTCCAATACCAGCCCTGCTCAACTATACGGTATCGCCAGTTCGCCTTAACCGGGAAGTTATAATCTAGCAACGAAGTGAAGACGTAGTTGGGATTAGAAGCCCCCCCGCCAGCTGTTAGGCGAGAGGAGGTATCAGAAAAACTATTAATTAGACTTAATCCGCCACCGCCGCCTGAACCGACCCCAATTAAATACCAAGCTGAATTGGAAGCGCTCCAACGACGCCAAATTTTCGTGTCGGTCTCATAAATCGTTTGGCCTTCGAATGGCGTACTAGGTCGATTGCTAGAAGTGCACTGAGTTATCGATGTTGCACTGTCTAGAATTGTTACATCGCCGTCAACGACTGATGGGTCAACAAAGTCGGTATCTTCCATTAAAGAGATTTTAACTCGCGATGATAACGAAACCATTAGCATTGCTCCACATAGATCATGTTGCTTTTGGCAAAGTAGTTTATATCAGCAGAGTTAGTAGTAGGAATATTAATGGTCCAACCAACACTTAATTGCGTATTACTACCAGACGCCCAAGGAACTTCAAAATCAAAGCTCCCGCGTGAATTACCACCACTCCAAGCAGGAGCATCAACGTATTGACTTTGAAGTGCAGCACTTGCGGCTGTTACAGTTGTCGTTGAACCATTAGCCGCGTTAGCAACGATGGATGCCTTAAATGAAACGGCAGTTTGAGTCCCCGTCCCCGAGGCAGCATTAGTAAACCCAGTAGAACCGGAGGCGTGGATGCAATAATTCCTTCCTTGCTCCACGGCGAAGGGGGCAATAGAAGCGCATAGGAAGTTCGTGTTCTGAGCTGTTATATAAGTCTGCGCGACGGTTTGATTTAACGCCACAAGTCCAGTTGGATTTAAGTTAATCTGATCCCACGCGCTACCGATAGGATTCCAAATTAGATGCCGAAACGTGTCGGTTTCATAAATCCATTGACAGGCGTACGGCGATCCCGGCCTAGTCGAACTAGTACAAAAAGTTGGCCCAATTGCAGAATCTACATTTTGCCAGATAGTAGCAAATGCTGGCGGGGTAATGGCCATAGAATCCGGACCCTGAGGAATTGGCAAAACTAAACGCGGAGTATTAGCCATCTAAATGCTCCAGGTTCCACAGGCTTCAATAGAAAATTGACTCGCTCCAACTCCAAGGCTTACCCCAGTTAAACCTAATCCAACTGGATCATAGTAACCTATAAAGTCGCCCCCCGAAGAAATACTATCGAGGGTTGCTGAAAGGTAGGCAGAAACTCCTAGAGTTCCCGTGCTGGTAGTCAAATAAAAGAATTCCGAATAAAAGCTTTCGAAATATCCATCCGCAGTTCCACTAAAATTGTTTCCAGCGAAATAGTCGTCGCTGTAAACTATCGGGTCGGAAAGGCGGACTACTCCTGGGGTCGTTGGAGTTGGCTGGGAAGAACTACTTGGATTAATAAAGACATTTAGAGCGCCAACTAAGCTCAAGCTTTGGCTATTGGTCGAGTACCACTTAACATTGTAATTGCAACAGAACTTTAATACCTGACCTGCGTTAACTGTTACGACACTAAAACCTGGCATCGGCGACGGCTGAAAAACTTCAGAGCTCGTAGTTGAAGGAAGGCTTGAACCGTTCCCTGGAACTTTTCTTGTACAATTACGTCGAGTTCCCGCGCTTCCGCATCTAATCCAGGAGGTTCCGTTATGCATATAACCATCGAAAGGATACTCGGGTTGAGGTGGACTAGTGACGGCCGCTGTATCTAATGCTCTAATTCGGCCAGTATAGTTTCCGCTCGAAGGTAGCGAACCAGCGACAACTATTGGCAGTTCGGCTTCATACTTAGTAACATTATTATCAAAGTAAATGGTTTCGTCGGCGAAGTCTGTAACCGCTGGAATGACGAAACCGACTCTAGTCGTACTACTCATCCAGTAATCGCCCCCTGAATTACATTCCCATTTAGAGAACCAAAGCTCGACTCTTGAATCTCGGCTGCTATCTTTTGAAGAGTTTCAGGGTCCTTAACGTGTTTAGCGATAGCCTCGATAACCGTCGTCAACATAACTTGCAGATTTACGTTTTGCTGGCTATTAGGGGTATGCCGACCGGTGATCTCATAGAAAAGCTTAATCGCTTGAATATCGCCATTGGACGCCGAGTCAATAAGTGCTAAATGAACGTCTCCAACCGATTCTCCTAGAAGCGCTTCGCTCCGCTCTCGAAGATAACCATTAAAGATTGGGTTCTTTTTCCAGTTTGCATACTTAGCCGGGCTAACTTGAAAGTCTTGAAGCTTCTTTGTAATCGAGCGCTTGTCGGCTAGGTTAAGAATTGAGTTGGCGACGGCTAGCTGCTCTGGAGTTAAGTAGTCCTTCTTAGTGATGCCGTAACCTTTAGTTTCTAGTTTAACGGCGGCAGCTTTGAAATCCTCTTGGAGTGAACGAGCTGGCTTTTCTGGGAATTCAGCTTTCAATCGCTCCAGGCTAGGTAATGAACCTTGCTGGTTATAGTAGGTTTCTATAAAGCCATTAAAGTCCGCGTTAATCTTCTTCGCTCTCTCCTCCCGAGTTTTAGGGAGAAAGAAATCCGCGACAGCGGCTTCTAAGCTCTTTTGATTTCTGGTTGCCATTTATTCCTCGCGGGGCTTATGAGGTGCTCGCATTTTAGCGGCCTGTGAAGTTTGCTTAACCCGATAAGCGAAATGCTTTGCCTGTTCTTCAGACATGATGTTCGCTTGAATTAAAGCTTGAAGGATAACCGGGGGGACGCTGATTCGAGCCTCGTTCTCAATTGCGTAAAGCGCGCTTGGATGAATGCAGAAAGCTTTGCAAAATCCCATCTGGCTAAGTGTTGGCCAGTTGTACGCCCGCCACCTTTTAAAAGTAACTTCGCCTGGCGGGAATCGCCAAACTCCATAGATTGGTCGAGGTGCCGCGCGCCGAATATAATTCTGGAAGAGGCGATATCCCGCGAGCCAACCCTCGGGAAGTTTCAACTCCTCCATGTAGTATTTAACGATCTTCTCGGGGACGTCAGTTAAAATTCCCTGCTCCAAACGAATGATGTCAACGACTTCTAATCCTAAGTCTTCTGCAACTTCCGTTTGCCGTCGCCGACCTAAATTCCTCGCTTGGGTGAAGGGATTTAAACTCGGGAGCGTCGGGTCGGGTTCTTTAACTTCGGTGCTAGTTGCTCGGTAGGGGTTGTAAGATCGGAAGAGCACACGTCTGAACTCCAGTCACG